ATCACGGGCCAAGCAACTCATTCGCCAGAAGGATAACGTCAAGGGATTGGTGATCGATCCCTGGAACAAACTCGAGGCGAGTCGTGGGCGATCACAATCGGAAACCGAATACGTTTGTGAGGTGCTAAATAAGCTGACCTATTTTGCCAAGCAGTTTGGCATCCATGTCTGGCTAATCGCACATCCTAAGAAGATGGAGCGAGGTCAGGATGGATCTTATGTGGTGCCAAGGCCATGGGATATCAGTGGCAGTTCCCACTTTTTCAACCAAGCGGACCTATGCTGGACAATTTTTAGACATGTGCATGACCCGGAAGCTGATGTGGAATTCCATGTGCAAAAGGTGAGGGATGCCGGAGTGGATGGGGAGCTCGGAGTGGTGCGCTTAAAGTTCGATAAGAATTGCGGCGTGTATTCGGAGGGTGAACAACGATTCGAGGAGATGATCTAAAAGAAAAGCCCGGCACCGAAGCACCGGGCTCAGCTTATATTTCTTCTTCAATAATCAGGAGAAAAAATACACTGCTGTTCGGACACACATAATGACAATTTTCTTGGCACATGTCAAGTGCCGGACTGATAAAAGTTTTTATCGGTACCCAAACAGGAGCTCCGGATGATTAAACGATTCAGACACAAGTTCAATGCGATACCCACCGAGGTCGATGGGATCAAGTTTGCCAGTAAGAAGGAGGCGGCATATTATTCTGATTTAAGACTCCGACAAGCCGCCGGATTAGTCTATTTCTTTCTCCGGCAAGTTCCCTTCCATCTACCTGGGAACATCCGATACGTTGTGGATTTCGCCGAGTTCCTGGCAGATGGTCAAGTGAGATTTGTGGATGTCAAAGGGTTCAAGACGGACATGTACAAGTTGAAGGTCAAACAGGTCAAGGATGTTTTTGGCGTGACGATTGAGGAGGCGTGATCATTACGCTTATTAGTCAATACTATCATACGGTTACATTATGTTTGATGCCGATCTTCCTGATGAATTTTATGTTACCAACTGGGGATTAAAAGGAGTGCCGGATATGGATAAGGAGAAGTACAAAGGGGGAGCAACAAGGAATGCCATTGCGCCTGTTAGGTATGACCTGGTGAAATGGGAGTTCATCCGGGAGATGGCCAAGGTCATGTTCGAAGGCAGTGTGAGTCACGGGGAGAACAACTGGACCACCGGGATGCCACGGTCAACCGTGATCAATCACATGTTCGAACACTGGCACCAATGGCTCGAGGGGGATCGGAATGAACCTCACTTGGCCAAGATGGCATTCGGATTGATGGCTCTCTGGTGGTATGAGAAGAACGGTATTGATGTTAAGGAGTGAGGCGTTGTACACGGTGGAACATAGCGGTAAGTCCTTGAGGATAAACCTGGTTAGATTCAATGGGGATAGCGTGAGGGTATCTGGTGTTCCGCATCATGGTATGGCCCGAGCCCTGCCCCCACCTCACCCTCGCGCCCAGGCAAATGAATCGCGCATGTGAATTGTCATACAATTGTCATCCCTTCCTGTAACTGCAAGCAAACAAACGTTTTATCCGATACTCGATGACCTGATTGTGGGGACTTTGTGCCCATGGCACCCCCCTGGGGGGTCTTTTTTTGTGGCTGGGGGGTCCTGAAAAGGCGATACCCGAATTGATGGGGGGGCCGTATATAGCGTTGGGACCTACACATCTGCAAACTCCCACAAGACCCTTAGAGTCGATCCGGAACCCTCCTTGAGCATTTCGGAAAACTCACTAGTCCCCACCCAAATCCAAACCTGTACCGGATGAAAAAAAGGTAAGACTCCCCCTTGCCCGACCTCAAAAATCTTTTTAAAAGAAAAGAAACAAAAAGAAAAGAAAAGAAAAAGTAATACAAAAAGAAAAGAAAAGAAAAAAAAAGAAAAGAAAATGTGTACACCCGTTTTTGTTTTTTCGGGTGAAATCATTTATGTGCCTTTATGTAACTTTTCAATTCTTTTTATCTCATCACTCTAGAACCCAGTGCTATCTCATAGGGGAATATAAAACTATAACACGAAGAGCAAGTATTTTTCGTCCGGTACCCCTCAAAGGCACTCCCATCGGGGAAACAAAATGCTTGACAGAATTATTGAGAATGCCAAGAATCTTGTCATTTTGGTAATCTGGTAGGGAGATGTGGATCCTACTGGTGATCATAATGGCGCAACCGTATCAGGTTGACCGTCTTGAAATCCTCGGGTCCTTCCAGGGAGAAAAAAAGTGTAACTCTGAAAGGAACCGGGCCATCACCGTGGGACTGCCTAAAAACATGAATATCGGATGCTTAAAACTTGAGGGGGTAAGTCTGGCGTATGACAAGAGAGCGAACCGAGCATTTTAGCAAGCTGGAATTGAGTTGCCCTTGTTGTGGGGTCATGGGGATGGACCAGGAGTTCATGGATATTCTTGAGGCGGTCCGGAAGGAGTACGGGAAGCCGATGAAACTGAATAGTTCATTCCGGTGCGCTGACCATAATGCCGCGATTGGTGCCAAGTCCAGTTCAAGTCACCGCCTGGGGGTAGCGGTCGATATCGATTGTGATTTCTCCCGCCAGCGTTTTGATCTTATCCGGCACCTATTAAAGCATGTGACACGACTTGGCATCGGGGAGGGATTTATCCACGCCGACACCGATCTTGCCAAGTCTGCCAATGTCATTTGGACCTACTACTAGATGATGTTATCCGAATTCAAATGTCCAAATTGTCAATCCGATAGCGTTCTCGGGGATTCCCAGGTGGGGAGAATTTTGTTTATCTGCCAGGATTGTGGCACCCGTGAATATGTGAAGCACGAATACGACTTATCGAAGCCCTATTATTTTATTAGCAGTGAAAATGAGCTCATTCCCGACATCATGGGGAAGAACTAATGATCAAAAGGTGGATATTCCTAGCATTGCTAATCTTGTTGACGAACCCCTCACTTGTCAACTCCCAAGATATTCCGGCCCCTCCTCCACCGGATACCGCAATTCGCTGGGATGTCCACCGATCCCTCGGGGTTATCCTGATTTTCCAAACGGATTACGGTGAACTCTATTTTGCTCATCCGATTGTCATGTCACATGCGGTCCCGGAATGCGCGGCTATCAAAGAGGAACCACCGGGGGATCTCTTACAGGTGACTGAAACAAACAATACTCATATTCCGATGCGCCACACCGTTTTAAAAGAGCCGACCGCTTATCGTTATGAAGATGATATCTGGCGGTCCTTGATTGAACATACCTATGACTAAAAGGAGATCACCATGGACATGATTCTAAAACGATTAAAAGAGCCTTCAAGCTGGGCATCACTGGCCGCCATGTTCGCCCTGGTCGGTGTCAACCTTCCGGAATCCATGATGCAGAACATCACGCAAATCGGCATGGGAGTGGCCGGAGTTCTCGGTTTCTTCATGCAAGACCCCGGTAATAAGGAATGAGAAATTACCGGAAAGAGTACGACAATTACCAGGGGCGTTCGGAGCAAATCACAAGGAGAAGCTCCCGGAACAAAGCCCGGAGGAAAATGGTGAAATCGGGTAAGGCCAAAAAGGGTGACGGCAAGGATGTCCACCATAAAGATGGCAACCCGAAAAATAATGCCCGTAAGAATCTCACCATCATGGGCAAATCACTCAACCGGAAAATGAAATGACACTTTACTTGATTGGTGGGGCGGTCCTGTTTGTTGCCGGTGTGTTTCTCTATGCATATCGGCAGGGAAAAAGAATCGCAAATCTTGACACCCTCATAGAATCAAACGAACTCAGCAATGAGGCCAAGGAAAAAATTAAGGAGATCGATGCAAAATTTAAGAAAACAGTTCGCGGTATTGACCGTGATCGCGCTATTAACTTTTGGATGCCAAACGGTAAGTCAAAGAAACCTTGAAACATTTTATGTGCCGGATCGCCCGGTCATTAAACCGATTCCATCCGGCACAACAATTGGATTAGCGGAGGATCAATTCGTTGATCTGACTAAGTACGTTATCGAGCTCGAAGCCGTTGCGGAAAAATGTAACGCCCAGGCGGAGGTTTTTAATGAAGCGCGATAGCAAAGGACAGTTTGCGGACACCGGTAAGGTCAATAAGAAGCGCGGCCATACCAATAAGAAGGAAAAGGAGAAAATTGATGAGCTCTGCCAGAAGAAGGGATTCAACCCGGTCAGTTGGTTGATCGAAGTGGCATCGAATGAGGAGATCCCCTGGCGCGAACGGATCCGCGCCACCATCGAGATCAATTCTTGTTTGCATCCCAAGAAAAAAGCCATGGATGTGGCGGTCGATCAGACCATCACCCTGGTACGTCAAAACTTTATGGAGACAATTGATGTCACAAATCTCGATACCTCATCTATACCGACCCCGTTCTTATCAAAAGCCGGTCTGGTTAGCGATGGAGCTCGGAGTAAAAAGGCTGGTTCTAGTGTGGCACCGAAGATGCGGAAAGGACACAACAAGTCTCAACGTAATGATCGACCAGATGCTCCAAAGGCCAGGAAGTTATTACCACCTGTTTCCGACAGCGAGACAGGGGAGGAAAGCGATATTTGAAGGAATCGGAAAAGACGGCCACGCTTTCATGTCACATTTTCCGAAACAGATAATTGCTCGAAAGAATGATCAGGAAATGTTGATCGAGGTCAAAGGAGCGAAGGGAAATTCTATTTACCAGGTGGTCGGCACGGATAAGGGTATGGATTACCTCCGGGGAACCAACCCGGTCGGCGTGATCTTCTCGGAGTATTCGAGAATGAGCCCCGCCGTATGGGACACGATTCGTCCGATCCTCCGGGAGAATAATGGGTGGGCGATCTTTGCATACACCCCCTGGGGAGAAAACCATGGATACGATATGTACAACATGGCCAAGGATAATGACGAATGGTTTGCCAGCTTGCTAACCGTTGAAAATACGACCGACCATGAAGGCAAACCGCTGATCAGTCAAACGGATGTCCAGGAAGAACGCGATTCCGGCATGAGTAAAGAAATGGTGGCCCAGGAGTTTTATTGTTCCTGGCAGTCTGCACTTCCGGGAGCTTATTTCGCAAGTGAAATGGAATCCGCCCTGGAACAAGGTCGAATCACCAATGTGCATTATGAGCCGGAACTCCCGGTCGATACCTATTGGGATCTTGGCGTGGCAGACGAAAATGCAATCTGGTTCGCCCAGCATGTTGGGAATGAAACCCGCCTGATTGATTATTACGAAAACTCCGGTGAAGGTCTGGTTCATTACATCCAGACACTCCGGAGCAAACCATATATCTACGGCAAACACCATGCGCCGCATGACATCCAGGTGCAGA